CATTTTCAAGCGGCATACTCAGTCCCCGACATAGAAGTTGAACGAACCGCCGCGAAGTCCGAAATCTGTTCGTAGCGTAGCTCCTCCTACATGGTCTACGCTGCGGGCATTCGTTAGCGCGGCTTGGTACTTTTGTTCCGCCCCCTGCGCAAGCGCAACATCACGAATGAACATTGCAGCCTCATGGCAAGCCCCCCACAAATACAGCGATGGGAAACGCTTCAGAATCACGTTCGTCGTGTTGGTGTCCGATAGCGGGTCTATGGTGTTCTGGTAGAAGTAGTCGATGGTGTATGCGCCATTCGGCGTCGGGTGAAGTACCAGATATGCTCCGTCGAAAGCAATGAAATTAGGAAGGCTGGTGTATTGCTCGAAAGCGTATTTCTGAGCAAGCACCCGAGCCGGGGAGATTTGCATCTGGGTAGACGCAGGCTCTTTTCGGCGAGCGTACTCTACCTTAATCATTCCGGTAGGCGCATCGTATGTACGCTTCCCTGCCGTCGTGACCAGTTGCGATTCAGACCGCAGCAATGCAATGTCGCTAATGTCCTGACTCAGACGCGATTCAGTGAGCGCGATGAAGTCTGGAATGCGCGAACTCAAATCCGAACGGTGCATCCAGTCGGCAATCGCATCATTAAGTTCTGAGTATGTTGAAATCATTTGCGGTTGACTCTGGTTGCACGTTTCGCCATGCCGTTATTATCGCCAATCTTCCTATCGTTAAGCGAGATGTAGCCGCTACCGACGTATGTTTTTTCTTCATCGGTATCGTAAATGATTACGAAATCCGAGTAGTCATCCAAAGTCTTTTGCCTGAACAGCACTTTTGGGTACTCTTGCATTTGCGCCATATCTGAAAAACCCGGCCCACATTATGGGCCGGGAATCGCCTTATCAGTTAGACAAGATGCGGCAGGCAAGCTGCGGGCGGATCGACTTGTAGCCGTACAGCACGTCAACACGACACGGCAGGTTGTCGTTGTTGATGTCGTAGGCTCTGACAATACGCATGCTGATACCGTCATATACCTCACGAGCCGAGAAGTCAACACCCTTCGGCATGATCAGGTCTGCAGTTGCGAATGCGAAGGCGTCCTGATGGAATACCAGAGAAGGCTTGTAGACCGCGCTTGCCCCACCGATCTTGCTCACTGCTGCGCCGTTCGGGATACCGGATGACGTGACGTTTTGCATACCTCCAGACGTGTATACAGCCGGGGCAATCGAGATCACACCAGCACCACCGGCATAGTCCGCCGTAACGACGAACTGTTGCAATGCGCCTGTATCCGCCTTCGTCTCGGGGTGTACCCGGTCGCAACCGGCGAAGGTAATAATGTCCCCCTTCTTGAACGTCGTAGTTCCAGACGCGAGCGTTACTGTAGACGAACCATTGGCCGTAACTGCACCATTCACGGTGTAGCCAGTGTTCGATGCTGACGTGCCAGTAGTTTGAGTCGGGAGAAGTGTATTTTCGTAGAAGTCAAACCCTGCAGATCGTCCCATCTTGCCTTCTCGATATTGCTTGGCAACCTCGCCGCTATCCTGGAACAAGCCCTTTAGGGTATCAACAAGATCAACCTGATCCTGCGTGTTCAGCAGAGCAGTTCTGTTGTTGTCCATTGGGGCAAGGTTATCGTTTAGCGTCTTGCGACCAATCAAAATCTGCCGAAGCGCAATTGCTGATCCGATATTGTTGACGTTGTTGTAAACGTCCATGAACATAGACATTGCGTCTGCCTCGATGTTGGCAGCCAAGACAGCCATAGCTGGCTCAAGAATGCGCTGGCTGAAGTCATCAAGGCTCAGAGTTAGTTCGGCTGAACTGAAATTAACATCAACACCTTTTTGCGTCCCAACGGTCAACGGAACTTGGTTTTCGGTTGTATCTTGTGCCGAGAGCGTCTTTCCTGTGCGAACCGTATATTGGTTCGGCAGGCGGATTTTCATCGTATCACCGATCTTCGCGCCAGTTTTTGCAAAAGAGTCGTCGTATTGACGATTGATGTTACCTACAAAGTTGAGTTTTTGGTGCAGAACACGCAGAGCTTCCCGCGTGATCATCTGCGGAGTGAGAAGAGTATTAGCCATGATTGATTACCGTCCTTTCGATTTCCGAAGTTGTTCGCTTCGCGCCTTCATCCAGTCATTGATTGGCATTGAGTTCATATCACGTCTGGCGGGGGCATTTGTTCCGCCTACTTTCGTGACAGGCTTCGCTGCCTGATTGGATTGTGCGCTTCCCTGTTGCTTTTTTAGCAACTGCGCTCCGACCATTGCGGAATGCAAGACCTTGACAATGCGCGGATCTACGACCTGCGCCAGCTCCTGCGGCTGGAATCCGTATTCCTTGGCCGCGAACTCATTGATCTGCTTCGCTACATCGGGACCCCAATTGGGGATTTCGCGCTTCAGAACCGCATGGCCTTCTTCGATCCGCTTGGCAATTTCTTGCTGTGTCTCGAAAGCTCGCTGCTGCTCCATCTGCTGCACTCGCGTGGCAACCTGCTGCCGCGCATCTTTAAGCTGGGTGTATTGCATCCACAGCTTTTGGGCTTGCACCGGATCGGTATCGCTCAGTTGCTGCCAGTTGATCTGATCGAACTGTTGCAATTGCTGATCCAATGCCGTCACCGTTGCAAGCGCATGCACTTGTTCCGCATTCGATTGATGGAACCGCGCTTTTTCAGCTTCTGCTGTCCGGCGTAGTTCAGCAAGCTCCTGCGTCTTTCGCGTATAGTCAGATTGCATCATCAAAGCGCCTTTCAGCGCCTTTGGCACGCGGTATTTTTTGCCGTCTACATCGACTTCTTCCTCTTCCTCATCCGATTGAATTGCTTGGCCGTCTTGCGGTTGCTCATCTTCGGTAGATTCGTCGGAATATGTCTGATTTTTGTCGGCTTGTGCGACTTCATCCGTCACTTCGTCGTATTCCGGCCGATTGGTCGCGTTTTCTTCACTCATTGATCACTCCTGGCGCGGTTGGTGACATAAAAAGGCCGCCTTCTTGCTGATCTGGTTTAATCTGCTGCGCAACGGGCAAAATGTCCGGAGACGATAGCACCTGCTGCACCGTCTGCAATACAAGGGCCTGCACCTCTTGCGGATTCATACCTGATTGAACAGCCTTTAGGCGTTGTGTTTCTGCATTGTATGCGTCGATGTCGAGTTTGCGCAACTCCAATGCGGTTTTCTCTTTTTCTTCTTGCAGTCGCTGTTGCAGTTCTTGCGTTTGTTGCTGTAGTTGCTGTATTTGTTGGCCTGCCTGCTGTTGCAGTTGTTGCATCTGTTGCTGCGACTGCTGCTGCATCTGCCCATTACCTTGAATTTGCGCTGGCAGCATGGCCTTAAACCTGGCAGCGATTTCTTCAGCATCAGGCCAGTCTAGACTTTTCACCAGCAAGTCACCGATCAATGGGGCAGCCGGCGGGTAGGCCCGCAGCAATTCGGACATTTGCGCCGCGATTTCCTCTCGACGGGTAGCGAATGACGGGCCGGCTTCAACTACTACGTCATAGCGCCCAACCGAAAGGTCATATATACGCGACACGGCCTGCTGAGTCTCGGCCAGTTCTTCCTGTGGCGACTCTGCTCCTACCGTTATGGGCTGATTGAGAGGAACTTTAGACACGCTGCCATCCTCTCCTAGCACGCGCAGAATGCGCGGCCCTGAATACACATGCGGGATTAGATCGACTACAATGCGGCCAAGGTGCCTTATAGCCCTCGTCATGTTGTCGAGGAAGTGGAAATTTGTCAGGCTGCTCTGCATCTTCCTGGCATTTATTGCGATGCCAGATGTCTCATTGCTGCGCTGCCCTAGCGACGGATCGAAGATGCCCATGATGGACTTCATATCGTCGCTCGCCGCTAATGCCTCGCTCATTGCGCCAGCCGATGCACCGGTGTCGAGCGGCTGACGTTGCGGAGGCGTCGGGCCATCGTACTCGACGTAGGGGTGAGACGTGGTGTTAATCGTCGCCCATTTGGCCCCATCCGTCGCGAAAGATCCACGTTGGCCAATGAACGGCACCCGAGGGGCAAGTGCAACCAGTTCAGTGCTCGTGGTGCGCCAGTAGTTGAGCATCCGCTGTGCGTCTTTGGAGTCACGGATCAAGCTGCGCCAATAGCGTCTCCCCTCCACATTTATATCATCCCCATAGACAGGGATGATAGGGATATAGATTCCAGGCCAATCGTTTTCTTCTAGCACCTCAGCGCCCGTGATAACGCGCTGTTTGACCTTCCACGATTTCGTATCGCGATCTCCGCGTACCGTAATGCCGAGCAAGTCTAAATAGTCTTTCGCCTTGCTGTATTGCTCGGCGTCGAGAATAGAGCCATCCGAAAGCTGAACGATTTTTCGCGCAACTTCATCCCGAATCCACCATTCGGCAATCTGGATTGACTCTCCATCGGCCCAAGGCGCTGACAAATTGCCATATCCTGCGCCATCCCAATCTACTTCTTCCGCTCCTTTGTATTTGCGGCGGAATGCGTCCTTTGTCATACGGTCAACGACGAACGCCGTATTCCAATCGCTGGAATCCGCCGCCTCACTCATCGGGTCGCCATAGACCGCGAAAGGGTTTGGCACCCGAAGGATGCGCACGTCCATATCGAACGTGTCATCGTGCGCATAGTCGATATCAACGCGTAGATACCCAATGCCGCATGAAACAGCGTATTCTACAGCCGTGTCATAGGCAACGTCTGCGTTGCTGATGTACTCGATATTACGCAGCAGGCCGTTGATTACCTCGGCAGTCTCAGGATCGGCCTTGTCATCGACGGGCTTAACCTTGATTGACGGCTTGTTTTGACGCGCATCATTGACTACCTGACGAATAAATGACGGCAGTCGGTTGATCGTCAGGCACGGGCGGCCTTCTAGCTCGCGCTGTTTGCGTACAGACTCAGGCCACTGTTCTGAAAGCCGCGCAAACCGCAGATCATCGAGGGCTTCCGCGCGGTTATCAGATTCGGCTTGCACGGCCTCATCAAACGCCTCTCGCGCCTCGCTTAGCAAATCATCATCTTTTGCCATATCATCCCATCCAACCGCCGGACATTGCGGTGTTATGTTGTGTCTTTGGCCGGGCCACGTCGAATAGCTGTTCTGCGCAGATTGCCATCAGTCCGAATGCATCTGCCGCATGACTTGACCAGTCATGCTCCGGCCCGAGACCTATACCACGCGCTTCGTCGCGTTTTTCGTGA